TAACTATTTTTATCGTCCCTGTAGTGGACTTCGACTAAACTTGTCGGATATTTTAATATTTATCTTTTGATTCTATTTTCATCAATTTTACTAATTCATATTCAATCCAATTTTCGTCACTTAGTATTAATCCTTCCCTATTAGATTTTGAATATAGATCATCTATGAGTGCTTCTTCTAGAAAATCGTTTCTGTTAGTCTGATCTATATAATTTAGTAAGGGATGTTTTGGATTAAATTGATGATCCTTATCGTATGTGGCCATATATTCACCTTTATAGGTTTCATCTATCGACATTATTCTTTCTCTTTTATTATTCAAAAATTTAGATACTATAGCGCAATCTTTAATTAGGTTCTTATTCTGTGTATCTCCATAAATTTTATCCAATAGTGTATGTCTTATTATTGCGAATTGATCTTTGCATTTTTCTATTGTCTGTATAAAATCGTTGATTTCTGATGATTCTATAGAATAAAGTTTTAATAAACTTTCCTCGAATGCTTTATTAAAGCCAATTCTTGTATCACTTCTATCATTGTACAAAGAATCCTTTGAGATATAGTCTGATGTATCTGCATTTTTATCGACAGTTATGAATTTCCTCCACAATTTGCCTACCGAATTAAAAAGTTTAATATCGCTCATCCAAGTTTTCAGTTCATTATAATCACATAGAGCGAACATTTGAGTCTTTAATTTTATAGTAGACTCCTTATAGCTATTAATACTTCTAGTAAAAGGTGTCAGTTGGAAGAATCTAGTAAGTTTCCTATACATCTTGACTTGGCCTATTTCATTGATCATAAAATGGCTAGATAGGTATTCTGCTTGATCTATCGTATTGTATTTATCTATAACCTTTGCAACTTGACCTAATTTGCCATTCTCTTTGAAAGATTTTAAGTATACATATTTAAAAAGAGCGTCTTGAAGGGCTTTGCTTTTCTCTTTCTTGATTAATATTATTGTATCGTCTCCACTGCATTCAAAGAAAAAATCTTCTCCATAAATTAATCCACTTTTGTAAGCGCCATATAATATATAGCTTCCTGCTCTTAGTGTATTACCATTAGATGTATTCATCTGGCCAGATCCTGTAGTACCATATATCATTGCAGTGATTTTTATGTGTTCTGTAATATCTGCTTTTATCACTCTCCAGAGATTGTCAACTATTGCATGAATATGTTCTGGCGTAGCATAATCTCTGATTTCTGGATGTGCTTTGATGATTTCTTTTAAATATACTTGATCAAATACTTCCATTATCGCGCCATATTGTGTAGAGTCGAATGAGCTTCCATCAATGCATAGTATTTCGTGTACAGGTATTTTCTCTATCCAACCTTCTATTTTAATACCTCTATCTTGAGCTGATAATCCTGATCCATACCAATCAAAGCTTCTTTTGCAAAGTTTTGCTATATATTTAATTAGTGGCCCTAGTATAACTTTAATCAAATCATTTTCTTCTGTTACGCATCTTGCTTTTCGTTTCATGCTTTGATGGTCGAGAAATACTTTTTCATCAGTTTTGGTATGCATTTTATATTCTGCTGCTAGTTTCTTTAATTTATTAATATCAGTTGTTCCTCGATACTCGTTGTCGTATATCTCTTTTGCCTCTCTGTATAATAACCTTTTCTTAGACTCACAGCTATTAAGCCATTCTTCCCAATCTATGTATCTATCATTTTGTATAGTATCTTGATGCATCATATCCTTTATTATTGT